CTGGAAGTTTAGGCAAGATGGTTACAGATATTGCTGGAGTATTAAAAGGTGCTGCATCTCAAATCGGTAATTTTAGTGACTTATTGTCTCAAGCAGGTCAAGGTATTTCCAATGTATTGAATGGCATTTGGAATAGTATTACTAAAGTGTTTGGATGGATTGCTAATAATGTTTCTATTGGAGATATTTTTGCAGGCCTTATTGGTGGCGGAATATTTAGAAGTATACGGAGTTTTACTGACTTATTTGACAGTATTAATGATACCATTGAAAGTATATTCGGAGGAGAAGGTAAAACACCAAGATTAGCTAAAAAGATTTCTGCATTCTTTGGGGAAATTAGTAATGCATTAAGAGCGTTTATTGTTGGTGTTAATGTATCTTCATTAGTTGCTATTGCAGCTGCACTTGGAATCTTAGCAGCTTCTTTAAGAAGTATTGCTGCCTTGGATGCTGCAGATATTACTAAATCAGTAATTGCTATTGGCGCAATGTTCTTAATGCTAAATAGGTCTTTTAAATTTATTTCTAATGCAATTGCTTCATTTAAAGGAACAGGTTTAGTTAAAGCTGGTATCTCAGTTATGGCATTAGCTAAAGCAATTGATATTTTAGCAAGTGCTATGCAGAAATTAGCTAAAATTGACGAATATAATTTAGCCAAGTCATTAATAGCATTGGCAATATCAATGAAAATTTTAACCAAAGGATTTGAAGCTATTAGTATGGCACCAATTCCTATTTCTACTAGTATTGCAATTATTGCTTTGGCAGAAGCGTGTAAGATGTTAGGAGATGCTTTGCAAAAATTCTCAGGATTATCTTGGGAAGGAATAGCAAAAGGTCTTATTGGCATGGGTGGAGCTCTGGCCGAGTTAACTATTGTTATGAAAGCTTTAGGAAAAACTAGTGGATTTAAATCATTAGCTGGAGCAGTATCAATACTAATAGCGGTTCAATCCCTAGATGAAATTGCAGAAGCCCTAGCAAGTATAGGAAAATTATCTTGGAAAACAATTAGTCAAGGGTTAGTTGGAATGGGCTATGCTTTAGCCGAACTTTCAATTGCAGTTGGAGCCCTTGGCAAAATAGCAGGTTTCTCTGGAATAATCGGATCAGTATCAATATTAATAGCGGTTCAATCTCTAGACGAAATAGCAAATGCTTTAAGTGAAATTGGAAGTATGGCATGGGATGACATTAGCGAAGGTTTAACTGGAATGGGGTATGCCTTAGCTGAAGTGTCTATAGCCGCCGGAGCTTTGGGTAATTTATCTGGACTATCTGGTTTAGTAGGAGCTGCCACTATTGTCCTAGCGGTACAATCTCTAGACGAAATTGCAAATGCATTACAACAAATTGGAGGAATGCCTTGGGATGACATCAGTAAAGGTGTTGTTGGAATGGGTTATGTACTTGGTGAAGTTGCAATAGCTTCTGGTGCGTTAGGTAAACTTACAGGGCTATCTGGTTTAATTGGAGCAGGCTCAATACTGTTAGCAGTTCAAGGACTTGGTGATATTGCAGATGCTCTTCAGACAATTGGAACAATGGAATGGGATGATATTAGTAAAGGTGTTGTTGGCTTGGGATATGTATTAAGCGAGCTATCTTTATCATCTGGATTACTCGGGTCATTAACTGGATTCCTTGGACTTCTTGGAGCAGGTACAATTACTTTAGCGTCTCAAGGTTTAGGCGAGATAGCCGATGCATTACAAAAGTTTGGCTCAATGTCATGGGATGAAATTCAAAATGGAATTCATGCTATGGAAGAAGCATTGGGAACTATTGCACTAGGAAGTTTTTTAAACTCTTTATCTGGTTTAGGAGCAGATGCAATTGCAAAAGTAGCAAAACCATTAGGAGATTTAGCAGATTCTGTAGCCAAATGGTCTAATGTAAAAATACCAGATCACTTTGAAAGTGCATTGACTGGCCTAGCAAATGGTGTTATGGAGTTTACATTAAGTGGTTTGGGTAGTGCAGCTATTGCAACCATAGCAAAACCACTAGGCGACTTGGCTGATTCATTAGCAAAATGGTCTGGAGTTACTGTACCCGAAAACCTTGGAACACAAATTGGCAGTCTAGCAGGTGGAATCAATAAATTCTGGGCAAGTGGAATGGGTGCAGATGCCTTAGCTACATTTGCAAAACCATTAGGAGATTTAGCTGACTCATTAGCGAAGTGGTCTGGAGTTAAAATTCCACAAGGTATTGGAGAGACATTTGGAAGCATTGCTGATGGTGTATCAAAGTTTAGTTTCTTATTTGCAGCAGGATGGAGCTTAAGTGCTTTATCTGGCCCATTGGGAGAACTAGCAGATACAATCAACAAATGGGCTGGCATCACTATTCCAGAAGGTATTGGAGAGACATTTGGAAGTATTGCAGATGGTTTACAGAAATTCAGTTGGCTATTCATGGCAGGATGGAGTTTAAGTACATTAACTGGTCCATTGGGAGATTTAGTCGAAGCTATGAAGAGTATGACTGGATTAAGCATACCTGAAAATATTGGTACACAGTTAGGTTCTGTTGCAGATGGTTTACAGAAATTCAGTTGGCTATTCATGGCAGGATGGAGTTTAAGCTCTTTGACAGGACCATTTAGTGAACTTGTTACAAGTATTAATAAGCTTCAAGGACTAAGTATTCCTTCTGACATTGATACTCAATTAGGCAAAGTTGCAAATGCTATCAAGAACTTCAGCACAGTTGGAGATGTAACCACTGGCGCAGAAGCTACTAAAATGGTAGCTAATGCAGTTGTCAAATTATCTGGAATTGATTATGGAGCTATTACTTCAGGTCTATCTAATTTGGGTACATCTTTTGGAAATTTTGCTTCTTCTGCAGGCTCACTAAGTGGCGTTGGAGATGCAATTACAAATAATTTAGTAAATCCTATCAAGAATGCAGCTAAGCAACTTAATAGTGTTGGTAAGTCAATCATTAATTCAATAGCAAGTGGAATTAGTTCTGGACAGTCAACATTAACAAATTCAATGACTACTGTATTATCTAGCATGAAATCAACTGTTAATGGTAAGCAAGGAGAATTTAAATCCTCAGGTAGAAAACTTGCCACAGAGTTAGCTTCTGGAATTAAAGGTGGTAAGTCATCTGCAACCTCTGCTGTCAAAAGCTTGGTGTCAGGTGCATCTAGTACTTTACGTGGTTATTATGGTAGTTTCCATAGTGCTGGTAGTTACTTAGCTCAGGGTTTTGCAAACGGAATTAGGTCTGGTTCATATGCAGCAAGTGTTGCAGCTAGAGCAATGGCAAATGCCGCTAAGAGTGCTGCACAAAGAGCCCTTGACGAACACTCGCCATCAAAAGAAGGTTATAAAATTGGTGATTTCTTTGGTATTGGTTTCACTAATGGTATTATCAATAACTTCAAATCTGCTAGAATTACTTCTACTAAGATGGCAGATACCGCAAAACAAGCATTAACAAATTCTATTAACAAAGTTAGAGCTTTATTAGATTCCGATATGAATGTGCAACCAGTAATTAGTCCTATTCTTGATTTATCTGGGGTTGAATCTGGTACATTGTATTTGAATAGCATGTTTGGCAGTACTCAATCGGTTGGAGTAAGAGCAAATCTTAAGGCAATTAATACAGCAATGAAATTAGGTCAAAATGGTCAAAATGGAGATATTGTTAACTCAATTAATAAACTTCGTAAAGACATTGCTAAATTAGGAGAAAGAAATACATACAACATCAATGGTATTACATATGATGATGGTTCAAATGTATCTAATGCAGTAAGTGATTTAGTACGTGCTGTAAAAATAGAAGGAAGAGTGTAATATGGCAAAAGTATCGAATTTAAAAATTGCTCTTCAAGGGTCTTCAGGGTCTACGGTCTATGCATCGTGGGATTTTAAAGACCCTACACCTTCTTCTGGATCAAGTTCTGGAGGAAGTGGAGGTGGAGGCTCAGTTGCTGTTGGTAGCTGGGTTCGTGTTAAATCAGGTTCGACATGGTACAACGGTGCTGGAATACCTTCCTTTGTTTATAACTACAAATGGAGAGTTCTAGAAATAAATGGTGATAGAGCAGTCATCAACGAATCTGATTCTGGAGGCTTCCGAATTATGAGTCCTATTAGAGTAGGCAATTTACAACCAGCATAAAAGGAGGGATTATATGGCAG